GCTTAAATATTGGTGCAAAACAGGTTACACAGTCATTGTTCAAGCAATTAGTTGAGGAAGACGTTGTAGATCATGAAACAGGAAAATTGAAAGGTACTGTTTGGGGATGGGTCAATCTCCATGGGGATGATTGCTCTTGGAAAAGCGATGGCCGTATTCAGAAAGACAACAAAGATCATCTTCATGCTGTATGGGAGGATAATGGCGTCTTAAAACGGTCATTTACGTTTAACGATTATGGCTTGACGCATGAGTACAAGAGCTTAAAAAGTGAAATCATCCGTATTGCGCCTGTTTACTTAGGTCTTTGTGCTATTGAGGGGATTAAGTGCGGTATCCGTTATAGAGATGGGGACCCTACATTGGATTTAAACGTAGGAGGCGTCCTTGTACACGTAGAAGTCATCCATCCGGTTAGAGAGCTATGGCGCACGGGAGATGCGCATTCTGCTGAAGTATATCGATCTATTATTAAGCGAGACGTGGGGACCAAATATGGTCGCTATGATACTTCTTCAGAAGTGCATGAAGAAATGAAACAGATAGCTAGTGTGATCATGGGTACTGACGGTGAATGGACGGAAAGCTATAAGGCTATTCAGGAAGTTGGTCAGCTCTTCGTAGCTGTTTCTGGCGTCTGGAAATAAAAATAGTCATCTACCAGATCAAGAGGGTGTTCGATTAGCGAACACCCTCTTTTTGCTGTCCCTCAAATGTTACACAACCACCTACCCCTTGCCAGGGGAAATCTTGTAGCAATTTGCGGACGTATTGACTTAAGTGTTGACAAGTTGCTACAAGTGTGGTATAGTTGCTATATAAAGTTGAACGGAACAAGTAGTTTCAAATAATCAGCTTCAAAACAGAAAGAGGACACAAATGATCACATCTCCAACATTCACCCCGTCAAAATATCAAGCGGATATATTCCGTGCAGTGCAGTCTGGCCAGAAAGCAATTGCAGTTGCAGCAGTTCCAGGATCAGGAAAGTCTACAACCATTCAGCAGCTTATTCGTTATATTCCTGCAAGTGCGACTGTTTTAATGGTTGCCTTCAATGTAGATGCAAAAGATCAACTCAAGAGAAAAATTGATGATCTTCTCATGGATCTGCATGGAGAGGGTTTGACAACCCCACTAGTAGAATGCAGGACAATCCATTCACTGGGTAACGGCACTCTTAGCAGTGCTGGCATCAAAGGCCGCGTAACAGCTTACAAATATTCCAAGATTGCTCGTGAGTATCTCCGCTCTTGGAATATCTATGATCAGGCGACTGATAACAGCCTGTCTGATCTTTGCGACAAGGTGCGCTTGACTCTCTCCAGTACTGATGCTGCAAGCCTCATCGGGCTCCTAGGCCGCTTCGATATTGATATTGATGAGAGATACTTAGACCGATGCCTAAAGGCCGTTCCTGAGCTTCTCAGGACTGGCATTGATCAGGCTCGCCAAGGTGTCATCGATTTCACAGACATGATATGGCTCCCGTCTGCGCTCAGTCTTTCCCCTCGCAAATATGACTATGTGCTTTGCGATGAGGCACAAGATCTTTCTCCGGCACAACGCGAATTAGTATTAAAGGCGAGAAAGCCTAATGGCGCGTTTATCGCTGTAGGTGATGCTAATCAAGCAATATATGCATTTTGCGGAGCGTCAAATGAAAGCATCGATGAAATCGTAAAAGCCACGAATGCAATCACGCTCCCCCTTTCAATTTGCTATAGGTGCCCAGTGTCGGCAGTTGAGCTAGCGGCTAGCGTCTACCCAGGCATTGAGAGCGCTCCTGGGATGCATCGGGGAGAAATACGGACGCTTGCAGACAAAGAAATTCCTAACGAGGTCCGATCAGGGGACTTGATCCTGTGCAGGACTACAGCGCCTCTGGTGAGCATGTGCTTTGAGCTGTTGCGCCAGGGCAAACGGGCCACTGTACGGGGCAGGGACCTGGGCAAGGCGTTGGGAGCGGTCATCAAACATATTCAGAAATTTTGCAGGGACAAGAACGCTCCAATGAACATCCTCAATTTGCAGGAATGTGCCGACGAATACCTAGATGCTCATATTGCCACCCTGCGAGGGGAAGAACATGAAATGAAACGCGCTAGCATCATTGACAAGATTGATACGTTAATTTGCCTCTTTGAGCATTATCGGTCAGCTCATGCTCTTAGCACACTTGATAAGTTTGTTGAATATATTGCTGATTTCTTCAAGGAAGACAAGGGTGCTCAGATCATCCTCTCAACAGGGCATCGGGCCAAAGGACTTGAGTATCCCAGAGTCTTCATCCTTCGATCGGACAAGCTCCCTCACCCAATGGCAAGAACCCAGGAAGCGCGTATTCAGGAGTACAATTTAATGTATGTTTTATATACAAGAGTTCGCTATATGAAAGATGTAGAAGGTAGTGGAACGCTGTTTCTAGGCATTTCAGAAGGGATTTAATGATGTTAGCATATGAAGAATTTCTTCAGTCAAAAAGCGTGATATTGCAGTCGAGTGGGATTGAGGTCCCACTCACAGACATACATGATAGACTCTTTCCGTTTCAAAAGGCATTAGTGCAGTGGGCGATCAGAAAGGGAAGATCTGCAATTTTTGCAGGAACAGGGCTTGGAAAAACAGGGATGCAGATAGAATTCGCGCGTCTAACTGGAAAACGGGCATTAATCATTGCACCCCTATCTGTGGCCAGACAAACCGTCAGTGAAGCTGCAAAGATCGGTATCACGGCCCACTACACACGGTCAGGATCCGACCTGGTCGATGGCATTAATATCACGAATTACGAGATGATTGGGCATTTCAATCCTGATGACTTTGGAACTGTTGTTCTAGATGAGAGCAGCATACTCAAGAGCCTAACGGGCGCAATACGCACAAAGCTCATAGAGATGTTTAAGAGCACACCATATCGCTTATGTTGCACAGCTACCCCTGCACCAAATGATCACACGGAAATAGGGCAGCATGCTGAATTCCTTGGCATCATGACCAGGGGAGAGATGTTGAGCATGTTCTTTGTCCACGATAGTCGGAATGGATCTGGCGATGGTTGGAGACTTAAAGGCCACGCTCAGGACGCATTCTATAAATGGCTTGCCAGCTGGTCAATGTCCGTTCAGCTTCCTTCCAATATCGGTAACTATTCCGATGAAGGCTATATTCTTCCTCCGCTCAACGTTCACAAGGTCGTCACGGCCTCCGACTACGTACCGGAAGGTCAACTATTCTTTGCAGGACTCAAAGGCATCGTAGAACGCTCTCAGGCCCGCAAGAGCACCATTGAGGAGCGGGTGCAAGCTGCTATTGAGATTGTCAAATCCAGCGATGAGCAGTGGGTCATATGGTGCGGAATGAACGATGAGAGTAGCCTCCTTGCAAGGGGGATTATAGACAGTATGGAGATTTGCGGATCTGACAAGCCTGACAAGAAAATATGGGCAATTGAGCGATTTCAAGACGGCAAGATCAGAGTCTTGATCACAAAGGCAAAGATTGCAGGAAGTGGTATTAATCTTCAGAATTGCCATAACATGATCTTTGTAGGCTTAAATGACTCCTTCGAGTCTTACTACCAAGCAGTGCGTAGGTGCTACCGTTTCGGCCAAGAGCATCCTGTTAATGTGTATATTGTATTATCGGAAATTGAGGAAGAGATATACCAGAATGTTCTAGAGAAAGAAAAAGAGGCAGCAAGGATGAATGAGCAACTGATCAAGCATGTAACACAGTTTGAGCGCGATGAAATCGAAAACATAGAGAGTAAACCTGATTATCAGGAGAAAACGATTAAGGATGAAAACTACACCTTGATGTTAGGGGACTCCTGTGAACGGCTTGCAGAAGTTGCAGATGCATCAGTTGACCTATCAGTGTTCAGTCCTCCATTTTCCTCGTTGTACACGTACAGTGCTACAGAACGCGATTTAGGCAATTGCAAAAGCGAGGGACAATTCTATGAGCACTTTTACTACATTATTGACCACTTGCTCAGAGTAACAAAGCCTGGACGCAACGTGTGCGTTCATGTTCAGCAGCTCGCTGCAAGCCTTGTCCATGACGGCTTTATTGGCATGAAAGACTTTAGAGGTGAGGTAGTTAGAGCATTTGTGGATAGAGGCTTTGTTTACCATGGAGAGGTGGTAATTGATAAAGATCCGCAAGTTCAAGCTGTTAGAACAAAAGCAAAAGGCTTGATGTTCGTACAGCTGCATAAGGACAGTTCTTGGTCCCGACCTGGCTTGGCAGACTACATTCTGCTATTCCGCAAGCCAGGAACCAATGCAGTCCCTATTCTTCCCGATATTACAAACGAGGAATGGATACAGTGGGCACGTCCCATCTGGTACGACATTCGTGAAACTGAGACGCTTAACACGAAAGTTGCAAAAGAGGAAAAAGACGAACGTCATGTATGTCCTCTTCAGTTAGGCGTTATTGAGAGATGCATCAGATTATGGAGCAATCCAGGCGAAACGGTTCTTTCGCCTTTTATGGGCATAGGCAGTGAAGGTCATGTAGCAATGCAGCAAAACCGCAAATTTGTGGGAATAGAGCTTAAGCCAAGTTACTTTAAAACAGCATGTAAGAACATTGAGAATGCTCTTAGTACACGGACGCAAACAACGCTGTGGGACTTCTGTGAAGAGGAGATAGCGATATGAGCAGTGTAACCAGGCAGTGCAATCAATGTCATAAACAGTGCCCTATTGAACAATTCTACTCACAATTAAA